GAACTGTAGATTTTGCTTGGTTGATGAAAGGAGAAACGATCAAGAGTCATACTTTTGATAACTCAAATAATCAAGATAAAGTTTGGTGTTCTACACCATTCCTTCCCATTCGTGTTGAGATTGAGAATGTAACTGGAGTTGCAGGAACTCATTACATGTATCAAGGTTCCAATTCTCTTATTCAGGAAGGAGAACCAGAAAAACTTGGAACTCTTTTAAGTATTGCAAATCCCATCACGGGAACAACGATGGCATCTGCAAATACATTCTATCCAATTGTAAGTATTCGTTTGAAGAGTACTAATTTAACTGGTGTGATGCTTTTGAGATCATTGCAGGCAGCAACGAATGATAATACGAATGTTTATTGGAAACTTATTGAAAACGCAACAAATACAGGCGGAACTTGGGTAAATCACCCAGATCCAAACTCCTTTATGCAATATAATATTACTGAAACTGCAACAACTGGTGGAAATACTTTGTTAAATGGATTTGTTGTTGGTGGTGGTGCATCACTGATTGAGATTGATGAAAAAGCATCACTTCAGTTAGGTAGAAGTGGTATTGGAACAATTAGTGATACTTATACTCTTGCTTGTGCATCTCCTAATGTTAACAAAGCAGCACTCGCAGTATTGAACTGGATTGAGCAAAGGTAATTTTTTATGTCTGAAGATGTTTACTTAGGCAACCCGAACCTTAAGAGGGCAAACACGCCCATTCAATTTACACAAGATCAAATTATAGAATTTGTTAGGTGTAAAGAAGATCCTGTATATTTTGCTAAAAATTATATTAAGATCGTAACACTTGATCATGGATTACAACCATTTAAGATGTATCCGTTTCAAGAAAAATTAATTAAAAATTTCCACGAGCATAGATTTAATATTTGTAAGATGCCCCGTCAGACGGGTAAATCTACGACTTGTGTTTCATATTTGTTACATTATGCCATCTTTAACGATAATGTTAATATAGCTATATTGGCGAACAAAGCATCAACTGCAAGAGACCTTCTTCAAAGATTACAACTTGCTTATGAAAACTTGCCACGTTGGATGCAACAAGGTATCTTGTCTTGGAATAAAGGTTCTCTAGAATTAGAAAATGGATCCAAGATTTCAGCAAACTCTACATCTTCATCTGCTGTTCGAGGTGGATCGTATAATATCATCTTTTTGGACGAGTTCGCGTTCATCCCGAATCACATTGCTGATGACTTCTTTGCCTCTGTTTATCCTACTATATCTTCTGGTCAAAGCACAAAAGTAATTATCGTATCAACGCCACGTGGTATGAATCACTTCTACCGTATGTGGCACGATGCTGAACGGTCGAAAAATGAATATGTACCCACTGATGTTCATTGGTCTGAAGTTCCTGGTAGAGACGCTAAATGGAAGGAGCAGACGATTGCAAACACTTCAGAACAACAATTTAAAGTTGAGTTTGAGTGTGAATTCTTAGGATCGGTCGATACTCTTATTAACCCATCTAAATTGAGAACTCTAGTTTATGATGATCCACTAAAAAGAAATAAGGGATTGGATATCTATCAAGACCCAATAGAAGAACACAATTATCTAATAACTGTTGACGTTGCACGTGGAGTTGGTAGTGATTACTCTGCGTTCATTGTTTTTGATATTACAAATTTTCCATATAGCGCAGTAGCAAAATATAAGAATAATGAAATTAAACCGATGCTCTTCCCATCAATCATTAATCAGGTTGCAAAAGCATACAATGAGTCTTGGGTTTTAATTGAGGTAAATGATATTGGAGATCAAGTTGCAAATATCCTTCATTTTGATCTTGAGTATGATAACGTTCTTATGTGTGCGATGAAAGGTCGTGCAGGTCAAATCGTTGGATCTGGATTTAGTGGAAAGAAATCTCAACTAGGAGTCAGAATGACTTCTGCTGTAAAAAAACTAGGGTGCTCTAATTTAAGAACACTCATAGAAGATGATAAATTAATTATCAATGATTATGATATTATTAGTGAGTTAACGACTTTTACTCAACGTCATAATACCTTTATGGCAGAAGAAGGTTGTAATGATGACCTTGCTATGTGCCTTGTCATTTTCTCTTGGTTAGTTGCTCAACAATACTTTAAAGAGATGACGGACAATGATGTTCGTAAAAGAATTTATGAAGAACAAAAAAATCAGATTGAGCAAGATATGGCACCATTTGGATTTATTGTTGATGGTTTAGATGATGATGTATTTGTTGAGAAAACAACTGGAGATAGATGGATGAAAGCGGGGAAAAATGATAATCAGTTAGAAGTTTGGAATGTGGATGAATATGGCGATCGTTCTTATATGTGGGACTATATGTAATGGAATTTGATTTTGATGATCAAATTGAGTTAGAGCATATATTATTTTCAGATAGAAAGTGTAGGGTTTGCAAGAAGATAAAAAATTTAACAAGTGACTTTTATTTAACTCGTAAAAATAGAGGAGTTTTTCCTTCTGCATATTCTTATGAGTGTAAAGACTGTACAATAGAAAGAATAAAAAGAAGTAGAAAATCTCAAAAACCAATAATTGAGTGGGAATATCCTGATTGGTGAGCGTTCACGCACCGTTTCCCCAATGAAAGTAGCCTTTTTCATAAATAATTTCAGATTAATTTGGATTCGGAGAAGTAAAAGATGCCACTCAATTTAGCATCTCCTGGAATCGTTATTAGAGAAGTTGACTTAACTGCAGGTAGAGTAGATTCAGTAACTGATAAGACCGCTGCAATTGTCGCACCTTTTGCAAAGGGTCCTGTTGAGTTACCAACGGTTATTGCGACAGAACAAGCATTACTTGATACGTTTGGAAAACCATATAGCACCGATAAGCATTATGAGCATTGGATGGTTGCATCATCATATCTTGCATATGGTGGGCAATTAAGCGTAGTAAGATCTGATGACTCGGATTTAAAAAATGCTTTCGTTGGTGCTGGCGCAAACATTAAAATTAAGAGCAATGAGCATTATGTCCAACTAGGATATGATGAAAATACTAATAGCAACTTTTTTATTGCTGCAAAGAATCCTGGTTCTTGGGCAAACAATCTTAAAGTTGCTGTAATTGATGGTTTAGCAGATCAAATTCTTACTGGTGTAACCACAGCATCTGTTCAGGTTGGTTATGGAATTACTCAAACCATCGCTGGTAGAGTTCTTCCTGGTGCTGGAACAACATCTGTTCTTGATGGTTATCTAAAGGGTGTTGTTACTGCAATCGCTGCAGACACTTATTGGGTAAAACTCGTTTCTCACGTTACTGCTGCTGGAACTGAAACCGACGTTGATTATCAAGAGTCTGGCGTATACAGATTTACTTCAGGTACTCAAGTAACTGTAAATACTTCTGCTGGAGTTGGTGTTGCATCAACAACTCCACCTACTGTCACGGATTGGTTTGGCGCTCAAACCATTCCTCTTTCTAATGGAACCTCAATCTCTTGGAATGGACTTGCTGATAGACCACAAACATCTGAATTTTCAGCATCTAGAGGTGGAAGATTCGATGAACTGCACATTGTAGTTATCGACGATAAAGGAGAAATCACTGGTAATGCTGGAACAATTCTTGAGAAGCATCTTTCACTATCTAAAGCAAAAGATGCGGAGTTTTCTACTGGAAGTCCATCTTATTGGAGAAAGTATCTAGAAATCAACTCAGAGTTTCTTTTTGCTGGATCTCAACCACACCAAGCAATTGGTGGAATTACTACCACTTCGTTTGAACCAGTAAGTGTTGGAAACACATTTACGTTAGAAAATGATATTTCTTGGGACCAAAACGCAGCTGCAATTAAATTTGGTGCTCATGGAAATAGCACCCTGACTTTACTCGGTGGATTAAACTATAATGGTCAAAGTGGATTATCAACCACTGGTGCCTTATCTGCTGGATTAACTAACTTGACATCTGGATACGGATTATATGAAAATACTGAAAATTATGATATTGACTTCTTACTAATGGGATCTGCATCTTATGCTAAAGAAGATGCTCAGGCATTGGCAAATAAAATTGTTGCTGTTGCTGAAATCAGAAAAGATGCTTTGGCATTCATTTCACCTTATAGAGGTGCTGCTATTACTGACACTTCATCTCAAACTGCAACAACTGTTAATTCAGATGAAGACATTACAAACAACGTAATTAGCTTCTATGCACCTGTAACCTCATCATCTTATGCAGTGTTTGATTCTGGTTATAAGTATATGTTTGATAGATTTAACAATACATTTAGATATATTCCTCTAAATGGTGATATTGCTGGAACTTGTGCGAGAAACGACATTACTAATTTCCCATGGTTCTCACCTGCTGGAACTTCTAGAGGTGCAATTCTGAACGCGGTTAAACTTGCATATAATCCATCAAAATCTCAGAGAGATAGACTCTATACAAATAGAATTAATCCAGTAGTATTCTTACCTGGATCTGGAATTGTTCTATTTGGTGACAAGACTGGTCTTGCAAGATCGTCTGCTTTTGATAGAGTTAATGTTCGTAGATTGTTCATCTATCTTGAGAATGCAATTTCTCAAGCTGCTAAGGATCAACTCTTTGAGTTTAACGATGAGATTACTAGAACAAACTTTGTAAACATCATTGAACCATTCCTTCGTGATATTCAGGCAAAGAGAGGAATCTTTGATTATGTTGTTGTTTGTGATCAGACAAACAACACTGCTGCTATCATAGATAATAATGAGTTTGTGGCTGACATTTACATCAAACCTACAAGATCGATTAACTTCATTGGTCTTACATTTGTTGCCACCAGAACTGGTGTTGCGTTTGAAGAAGTAGTTGGAAACGTTTAATTACTCAGAGGTTAAAAAACAATGGCAACTAGAAATCAACTAAATCCACCTCCATTAAGGAAAATTACAGACTTCAAGAGTAAGCTCACAGGTGGTGGAGCTAGAAGTAACCTCTTCGAAGTTGTTCTTTCTTTCCCAGATGTAGCTCCAGCAGACACTGTTGTTCTTGATAAGTCAAGATTCCTATGTAAGTCTGCTGCACTTCCAGCATCAACCATCGCTGCTCTTCCTGTTTCATTTAGAGGAAGAACTCTAAATGTTGCTGGAGATAGAAGTTTTGAGAGCTGGTCAGTTACAATCATCAACGATACTGACTTTGCTATCAGATCTGCTTTTGAGAATTGGATGAATACAATGAACCGTGTTTCCGATAACACGGGCGTTACAGATCCAGCTCTTTATCAGGCTGATGCTTTTGTCTATCAGTTAGATCGTGATGGATCAACACTGAGAGCATATCATATGTATGATATTTTCCCAACGAATATTAGTGCAATTGATCTATCGTATGAAAGTGAAAATATTGAGGAATTCAGCGTAGAATTCCAGATTCTTTGGTGGGAAGCAATTAGAGGTAACAGTCCATCAGCAGGTGGTATTGATATCAACTAAATATTATGATAGAATAGTTAATAAAAAACTTATAACATGGCAAAACTCTTTGGTTTTTCGATTGATAATAATCAAAACAAATCCAAGAGTATAATATCCCCCGTCCCAGAAAACAATGCGGACGGGGTTGATTATTATATTCAGAGTGGATTTTATGGTCAATATGTAGACCTTGAGGGCGTTTATCGTACAGAGTACGATCTAATTCGCCGTTATCGTGAAATGGCACTACATCCAGAATGTGATAACGCAATTGAAGATGTGGTGAACGAAGCGTTGGTCAGCGATCTTTATGATTCCCCAGTAGAAATTGAGTTATCAAATCTAAATGCCAGCGAAAAATTAAAAGAAAAAATTAGAGAAGAGTTTAAGCATATCAAAGAAATGCTTGACTTTGATAAAAAGTGCCATGAAATTTTTAGAAACTGGTATGTTGATGGTAGACTTTATTATCTAAAAGTTATTGATGTTAAAGATCCCAAATCAGGAATCCAAGAACTTAGGTACGTTGATCCATTAAAAATCAAGTATATCAGGCAAGAAAAAAAGAAAGATAATAGAACACCATCAATAGTTTCGAATACAAAAAATGAATCTGTAGATTCTCCAGAAATCGAAGAATTTTTTATCTACAGCAAAGGTGGAAACAATTATGCAAGTGGCACCTTTGGTGGTGGATCAATGGGTGGTAACAAAGGATCTGTTAAAATTGCAAAAGATTCTATTGCATATTGCACATCTGGTCTTTTAGATAGAAATAAGAATGTAGTTCTATCATACCTCCATAAGGCAATTAAATCTCTCAATCAACTTAGAATGATTGAAGATTCTTTGGTTATCTATCGTCTATCACGCGCACCAGAAAGAAGAATTTTCTACATCGATGTAGGCAATCTTCCAAAGGTAAAAGCAGAGCAATATCTCAAAGATGTGATGATGAGATATCGCAATAAACTTGTATATGATGCAGCGACTGGTGAAGTTCGTGACGATCGTAAGTTTATGAGTATGATGGAAGACTTCTGGCTTCCAAGAAGAGAAGGTGGTAGAGGGACAGAAATTACTACTCTTCCTGGTGGTCAAAATCTTGGTGAACTTGCTGATATTGAGTATTTCCAAAAGAAACTATACAGAGCACTTGGTGTTCCAGAGTCAAGAATTGCTGCTGATGGTGGATTTAATCTTGGAAGATCTTCAGAAATTCTGAGAGATGAACTTAAGTTTGCTAAGTTTGTTGGTAGACTTAGAAAGCGTTTTGCTAATTTATTTAACGATATTTTGAGAACGCAATTGATTCTCAAAAACATTGTTAGTCCTGAAGATTGGAATGTAATGTCCGATCATATTCAGTATGACTTCTTATATGACAATCAGTTTGCTGAACTGAAAGAGACGGAATTAATTAACAATAGATTAGGAACCCTATCTACTATCGAACCATATATCGGTAAATATTTCTCTACCGAATATGTTCGTAAGAGAATTCTTCGTCAAACGGATTCAGAAATCATTGAGATTGATATGCAAATTCAGGATGAGATTGAAAAAGGAATTATTCCAGATCCAAATGCTGTAGATCCAATAACAGGAGAACCTTTACCTCCACAAGGACAGGATATGGGAGCAGGTGATTTTGGACAAAATCCAATGAGTGATATGGGTCAAGTTCCAACAGAACCAGATTTGGAATCACAGGCAGCAGAATTTGATAAGCAATTAACAAAGGACACTAAAAAAGCAGAGATATAAATATATCATAGACCTATATCTAAACAATTATTTCATGGAAGATATTATCGACTTGATTGCACAAAATTCTTCTGCTTCTGATGTTAGAGATGCGATTCAAAATGCACTTTATGCTAAAGCAGCAGAAAGAGTTGATTTAGCACGTCCACTCGTTGCTCAAAGTATGTTTGGTGAGCAAGAGGCAGATTCTGAATTTGAAGAAGGTGAAGAACTTGATGATGAAGAAACATACGAAGACGAGGATGAAGAATAATGACACATAGACCAGTTGGATTAAATACATCTTTTGTAACTGGTGCTGTAGCAGCAAAATCGACAGCATTTTCCGTTCAGTCAAATACTCTAAGAGTTACTGCAACAGGTGCTGATACTTTTGTTGCGATTGGAACAGAACCAACAGCAACACATTCGGATTATGTAATTGTTTCTGGAACTTCTGCCACGTTAGGATTAACCCTCGCTTCACAGAGAGTAGTTGGAATTCAAACGGGATCTACCACTACTATTACTTTGCCAGAAGGAACAGGATCTCCATTTGAAGTTGGTGATTATGTAACTCTTACAACTGATGCTCAAACTTATTATCAGTTTACACATTGTCCAGTTGTATCGGTAATTAATACCTCTTCAGTTTCTGGAGGATTTTCTACGAAAATTGGAATTGGAACAAATACTACTGGAATTGTAACAGCGTTTACATCTACAGGCAATATTAGAAAATCCCTAAGATTATCTGCCATGACTACGGGATCTGCTGGAAGAGTACATTTACAACAAGTTCAAATTTCTGGAGACGCATAAAAAATGAAACTCATCACAGAAGAAGTATCAGAAGTCAAATTTATCACTGAAGGAAAAGGTGCATCTAAAAAGATGTACATCGAAGGTGTTTTCCTACAGGGAAATATTTGCAATCGTAACGGAAGAATGTATCCTATGGAAACTCTCGCAAGAGAAGTTGGTAGATACAATGAAACTTTCGTTGCAAAAGGTCGTGCTTTAGGAGAACTCGGACATCCCGATGGTCCTACCGTTAACCTTGACCGTGTTTCTCATAAAATTGTTTCTCTTACTCAAGAAGGAAATAATTTTAGAGGTAAAGCACAACTTCTTGAGACCCCAATGGGTAAGATCGCTAAGTCACTTTTAGACGAAGGTGTGATGCTTGGTGTTTCTTCTCGTGGTGTTGGTTCACTTAAGATGACCAATGAAGGTCATAAAATTGTAGGCGAAGATTTTATGCTTGCAACTGCTGCCGATATCGTTGCTGATCCTTCTGCTCCAGACGCTTTTGTTTCAGGAATTATGGAAGGTAAAGAGTGGGTTTGGGAAGGAGGAATTCTTCGTGAAAAACTCGCAGAATCAACGAAGCGTAGAATTAATACACTAGTTGATGAGAGAACTCTTCAGGAACATAAAGTACAATTGTTCCAGGATTTCTTATCAAATCTTTAATTTATAAATAAATATAGATTATATACAAAAATCTAAACAAAAATGTCCGTTGGTAGCAATTTACAAGAAATGGAAAACGTAGTAACGAAAGGCGCTGCTCCAGCTGAAGCACCTCGCGGGAGTGCAACTCCAGTTGCAACTCCTGGCCAGTCTGGTGCTTGGGAGGATCTCGGTGGCCCAACTCCAGAAAATTATCGTCCAGATGACGAATCAGGTAAACTGAAGGATCCTTCAGCGACTCTTGCTCAAGTAAGAGATGTTGTTAACGCTAAAGCTGCAAAAGCTGATGCTGTTAAAGAAGAAGCTGAAAAGGAAGAGTCTGAAGAGGACGAGGATGAGAAGGAAGAAAAATCCTCTAAGAAGAAGCACAAAAAAGATCATGAAGAAATGAAAGAAGAGGCTGAAGAGGATGAGGACCTCGAAGATGTAGAGTCTGAAGAGGAAGAAGAGGAAGAAGTAGTTGAAGAAGAGTTTGACATCGAAGAAGATGTTAATGCCCTTCTTGCTGGTGAAGAACTTTCTGAAGAATTCCAAGAAAAGGCAAAAACAATTTTCGAAGCAGCAATCAGATCTAAAGTTGCTACCATCAAAGAGCATCTACAAGAAGTTTATGCTCAACAAATGGTCGAAGAACTACAAAATATTAAGTTCGAATTAACTGAGCGTGTTGACGCTTATCTTGAGTATGTTGCTGATGAGTGGTTCAATGAGAACGCTCTCGCAGTTGAGGCTGGACTTCAGTCAGAGATGACTGAATCGTTCATCCAGGGTCTGAGAGGACTTTTTGAAGAACATTATGTATCAATCCCTGAAGAGAAATATGATGTTGTCTATAATATGGTAGACAAACTTGATGAAATGGAAGAAAAACTCAACGAGCAAATCGAAAAGAACGTTGCTCTTAATAAGAGATTAGCAGAGTCGGTCGCTGATGTGATCTTTGCAGAAGTCTCTGAAGGTCTAGCACTTTCCCAGAGAGACAAGCTCGCTTCTCTAGCAGAAAATGTTGAGTTTGATAGTGAAGCAGACTATCGTGAGAAACTAGTAACTCTGAGAGAATCATATTTTCCAGCAAATACTAGTGCTCCAAAAGTTGTAACTGAGAATCTTTCAGAAGAAGTAGCACAAGGAGATATGATTGAAGAATCATATTCACCATCAATGAGTGCATATCTTTCACTGTTAGACAAAGTTGCTAAGAAGTGATTTATAGATTATCAAATTCAAACCTAACAATTTTAAAGAGGTAAATCCAATGCAAATGTTCCATTCCGAACATCTGCAGGAGAAGTGGTCCCCACTCCTTGACTATCAGGGTCTCGATCCAATCAAGGATTCACATCGCAGAATGGTGACCGCTATCCTGCTCGAAAACCAAGAAAAGGCAATTCGTGAGGAGCGTGAGTTCCTTTTCGAAGGTCCAACCAATAGCACTGCTTCAGGTTCAGATCCAGGTCTGGGCGCTGCTACTACTGGTGCTATGCAAGGTTTCGACCCAGTTCTGATCTCACTGATCAGACGTTCGATGCCTAACCTGATCGCTTATGACGTTGCTGGCGTTCAGCCAATGAACGGTCCTACTGGACTGATCTTCGCAATGCGCTCACGTTACACCGATCAGACTGGACCAGAAACCTTCTACAACGAAGTTGATTCCGCATTCTCGGGTCAGAACGAAGGCTTCGATCTCTCCAACGGCATGACTGGTGCTACCGTTGGTATGGGTACTACTGGTCAAACTGGTACTAACCCAGGTCTTCTCAATCCTGAAGCAGGTCAAACTGCAACTACCTACAGCGTAGGTCAGGGTATGAGAACCGATGATGCTGAAGATCTCGGAACCACTGGTGATAACTTCAACCAGATGGCATTCAGCATCGAGAAGGTAACCGTAACTGCTAAGTCACGTGCCCTCAAGGCTGAGTACTCACTTGAGCTTGCTCAAGACCTCAAGGCAATTCACGGTCTGAATGCTGAGGCTGAACTCGCAAATATTCTCTCAACTGAGATTCTTGCTGAGATCAACCGCGAAGTTATTCGTACCATCTACAGAGTTGCTGAGTCTGGTGCTCAAGTTAATACCGCTACCGCAGGTACTTTTGACCTCGACGTTGACTCCAACGGTCGTTGGTCGGTTGAGAAGTTTAAGGGTCTGATCTTCCAAATCGAGCGCGACGCTAACGCAATCGCACAAAGAACTCGTAGAGGAAAGGGCAACACCATCATCTGCTCTGCTGACGTTGCTTCGGCACTTGCAATGGCTGGTGTTCTCGATTACACCCCTGCTCTCAACGCTAACCTCAACGTTGATGACACTGGTAACACCTTCGCTGGTGTTCTGCAAGGTAAGTATCGTGTATATATCGATCCTTATGCTGCAAACGTCGCTGCTAACCAGTACTACGTTGTTGGTTATAAGGGTTCCAGCCCATATGACGCTGGTCTCTTCTATTGCCCATATGTTCCTCTCCAAATGGTACGTGCCGTTGGCGAGAACACCTTCCAGCCAAAAATCGGCTTTAAGACCCGTTACGGAATGGTTGCAAACCCATTCGCTGAGGGTCTTAGCAAGGGTGCTGGTGCTCTTACTGTTAACGCAAACCGTTACTACAGAAGAGTCAAGGTTGCAAACCTTATGTGAGCAATATCACAACTCAATCAAGGGGGTCTTCGGACCCTCTTTTTTTATCTAAATAAAAATAAAAGACTCATGAAGTCGTATAAACAATTTTGCGAGGATGCGAATATCCAAGAATTTTGGAACCCAATTGCACCCAAAGTATCTCCATCTAAACCAAAACCAGTTCTTGCATATAAAGACTATAAGCAAGGATTTGGAAAGGGTAAAGATTGGAAACCTGGAAAATGGAATCCAGAACAAGAAAAAAGATATGGATGGAAACCAATAAAGGCAAGTTCATATAGCAAAGCAGATACTCCAGGTTCATTAACTGCAAGTGGGCATAAATTTGATGATTCTCAAAGATTAGTTGCTGTTCCTTACAAATCTAAAACTAGCAATAAACCTTCAATCCCATTTAAAACCAAATTGGATTTAACTACAAAACCTGTAGGAAAAGAAACAAAAATTGCTAAAACGTCAGTTCAGGATACTGGAAATTTTGGACCTGCAGGTGATTACAATAAATCAACGAGTATGGATTTGAGTTTAAGAACTGCAAAAGATTTAGCACCAGTTTCAAAATCAACTGAGTGGGGTAAACGAAAAATTTATGTTAGAAATACTCCAGAACCAATTTCAGCAAAAGTGGCACCTAAGAGAAAATAATGGCAAATCCACTTAGTAATCAGATTCAAAATAGGAATTTCTTATCCGCTGTTGGATTTAAATTCACTTTAGCAAAATTTCCTAAAGTAAGTTTCTTTTCAACAGGATCTAGAATACCAGAAATTGCACTATCAACTCTACAACAAAACAGCTATCTAAAAATGATAGATGTTCCTGGAGATCAATTGACTTATGGAGATTTTACATTAAGATTTCTTGTTGATGAGAATATGGAAAACTATATGGCAATCCATAACTGGTTAACTGGTTTAGGATTCCCAGAAGTAACATCACAATACAGTGATTTTATTACTCAAGATCAAATAAAAGATCCTAAAAATGCTTTCTGTGATGGAACTCTTAGAATTTTAAATAGCAACTATAGAGACGTTGTTCTTATTAAATTTAAAGATCTCTATCCAATTTCATTAAATTCATTGGAATTTGAGGCACAGGATACGGATATCAACTACTTTACAGCAGAGGCAACATTCAAGTATACTGTATATAATATCCTAAAACCAGACGGATCAACATATGAATCTTGACCAAATTCAGGAGATGTGGCAGAGAGATTCTGTCATAGACCCTGATAATTTACACGATGAGTCTTTAAAAATTCCTCAACTTCACTCAAAGTATTACACAATCTATAATACAATTACTTTGTTACGTGAAAAAGCAAGAGAAACTTACAACCGAGTCAAATTAGAACGCTATAATTACTACACTGGAAAGGCGCCTATAGAGGTCTACGAGGAAGAACCTTTCCCATATAAAGTTAGGGACAAAGAGGCGTTACAGAGGCATATGGATGGTGATGAGAAGTTAAGTAAGGTAGAACTCAAGATAAGATATTACGACATTATGCTCAAATTTCTTGAGGAAGTTATCAAGACTATTTCCAACAGAACATTCCAAATCAAAAATGCTATTGAGTGGCATCGTTTCCAATCGGGGTTCAATTGACCCCCTTTTTTATGTCAATAAATATTTTTGTATTGATATGAACTTATGTCACACTTGGTTATATCTAAAAAGAATGAGGTGTATCTTCAGGTAAAAGCAGAACCTCACGTCTATTACGAACTTGCGGATCAGTTCACATTTGACGTACCAGGTGCTAAGTTTATGCCCCAGTTTCGTAACAAACACTGGGATGGAAAGATACGTTTGTTTAATACACAAACTGGTGAAATTTATGCTGGACTTTTAGATAAACTCACTCGATTTTGTGAAAATCATGACTATACTTATGAATTTGTAAACAATAAGTTTTATGGTCTTCCTTTTGAAATCAATGAGAATATCTCAAAAGAGGGTGTAAAAGATTATATCACATCTATCAGCAAGTACGCTCCCCGTGAGTACCAAGTTGAGGGAGTATACGACGCTTTAAGACACAATAGAAAGTTGTTGATATCTCCAACTGCCTCAGGAAAGTCTCTGATGATATATGCGATTGTGAGATATTACGTTGAGAAAGGGCAAAATACTTTGATAGTCGTTCCAACGACATCCCTTGTAGAACAGATGTATAAAGACTTTGCGGATTATGGGTGGGACGTGGGTTCATTTTGCCACAAGATATATGCTGGAAAAGAAAGAGAAACAGACTCTCAGGTGATTATCACAACCTGGCAGTCCATCTACAAACTTCCCCGACAATATTTCTCAAGATTCAATGTGGTCGTTGGAGATGAAGCACACCAGTTTAAATCAAAGTCATTAGTATCTATAATGACAAAACTTTCTGATGCAAAATATCGTTACGGTTTTACAGGAACCCTAGACGGAACACAAACACATAAGTGGGTTCTAGAAGGTTTATTTGGACCATCTTATAAAATAATTCGTACTGATGAATTGATGAAAAAGGGTCATGTTGCGACTTTAGATATTAATATTCTTTTACTCAAGCACCCACCAAATAAATTTGAGACTTTTGAGGAAGAAGTTCAGTACATTATTAATCATGAAAAGCGCAATAAGTTTATCAGAAATCTTGTATTAGATCTTAAAGGTAATACTCTGATTCTTTTTTCTAGAGTAGAAGGTCACGGGCAACCTTTATACGAACTGATAAATAAGAGTATCGATGAGAATCGCCACGTCTTCTTTGTTCACGGTGGTGTGGATACTGAGGACCGAGAAAAAGTTAGAGAGATTACTGAAAAGGAAAATAATGCAATCATCGTTGCTTCTTACGGGACTTTTTCTACTGGTATCAACATTAGAAATCTACATAATGTTATCTTTGCTTCCCCTAGTAAATCAAGAATCAGAAACCTCCAATCAATCGGAAGAGTCTTAAGAAAAAGCGATAATAAGACAAAAGCAACTCTGTACGACATTGCAGATGATATCAGTTATAAGTCAAGAAAAAATTATACACTCAATCACTTAATCGAAAGAATCAAAGTTTATAACGAAGAAAACTTTAATTATGATATTGTAAATATTAACTTAAAAAATTGATACTATGAAAATACTTGGATTATACGGTGCTTTAAATTGGGATACTCACAATGATACTAACTGGACCCATGATTCTGGTGCAACGTTATTCATTGATGGTAAGCATGTTTGCAGTATACAAGAAGAAAGACTGACAAAATTTAAATACGAAGGAAATTGGCCCAAAAATTCCATTGATTATTGCCTTTCTTTAGCAAATTTACCTCAAGAAGATATTGATTTAATCATACTACCTTCTTTAGGTGATAGACAATTTCATTTTAATCATAGTCTTGGAAAACTTGATAGATTTCTTACTCAGCAATTTCCAAATGCAAAATATGAAATAATTTCTCATCATGAGGCACATGCATATTCATCAATATACAGTTGTGATTTTAATGATGGTTGTTATGTCGTTTTTGATGGTGGTGGAAGTAATATAACAGCAGATACAACAAAACAATTATATCTAGAAACTTCTTCTTTTGGATATTTTGATAAGAAGAATCATGTATTTAAACATTTTGCAACTAGAGATGTTATAGGTTTATATTATCAATCTTGGGCTCATCACATTTATTGTCAAAAAATTAATAAAAATATCAGTCCAATAGATCATCGATATGTAGAAACTTTTGCGGGTAAAGTGATGGGATTATCCGCATATGGAAAAAAATTTAGTAAATTTGATGTTTTACATCATTATGAAATTACTGAATTGGGATATCCATCAATGTATTTTAAGGTTATTCCAGTTGATGATCAAACAATGTTTTCGACTGGAATTGCAAATCTAAGTGCAGAAGATAAAGCATCTTATGTACAAACTATTTTTGAAAATACATTATTAGACTATTTTAGAGTATTAGAAGATAAAAGTTATTTGGAAAAAAATATATGTCTGTCTGGGGGAGTATTTTTAAATATTTTAGGAAATACCTTACTTAGAAAACATTTTCCAGAAAAAAATATTTACATATCTCCATTCGTTAGTGATCCTGGATTACATTTCGGAGCAGCTGCTTATGGGGTAGCAAAACAAAAAGAAACCATATCATTACCTAAAAATGTTGCACTATTTGGTAAAGAATATTCTGATAGTGAGATTAAAGAAGCAATAAAAGATACTGAGCACATAGAATATTCTTGTTATGAAGAATTATGTGAGGTAGTCAGTAATCTATTAAACGATAATAAAATCATTGGATGGTTTCAGGGAAGATCTGAATATGGACCAAGATCTCTTGGATCTAGATCAATATTAATGAACCCCAATAAAAAAGAAAATAAAAATATTTTAAATGATAAAGTAAAGCATAGAGAATATTGGAGACCATTTGCTGGTGTTATATTAGAAGAATTTGTTTCTAATTATTTTGAGGAAGGATTCGATAGTCCATATATGTGCTATTCACAAACAGTAAAAGAAGAAAAGAGAAGTAAAATTCCAGCAATAACTCACGAAGACAATACTTGTAGAATTCAAACAGTCAATAATGAATGTAATTCTAAATTAACTTTATTATTAGAAAAATTTAATAATATATCTAAAATTCCCGTACTATTAAATACATCTTTTAATGATAATGGAAAACCAATTGTAGAAACTCCAGGTGATGCAGTCCAAGCGTTTCTAAATATGAATATAGATTATCTTGTCATCGGAAACTGTTTAGTCAATAATAAATGATGGGAGAAGAATTTTACGCGATACTGAAAATGGTTTCTGGAGAAGAAGTCTTCTCTTTGGTTTGTATTGATAATACAACAGAAATTGCTGTCATTGTAATGCAAAATCCTGTAATATTAAAATACATTCCAAAGTCAAAAGGAACTCTTTTAAAGTTAGAACCCTGGATTAAATTTTCTAATGATGATTTTTATGTTGTAAATTTAGAAAAAATTATCACAATGACAGAAGTTAAAGATAAAAATATGATCAAATTCTATCAAGAATACTTGGAAGAATACTCAACAAAACGTCCTTTTCCAAATCTTGAGGATTCTTCTGAACCAGTCAAAGTATCTGATAAAATGGGATATGTATCTTCCGTTGATGATGCTCGAAAGATCTTAGAAGATCTTTATAATAACGTTAAAGATAATTGAAGCTATTACTTATCTCATCAACTCTAACAAAGTGATTCTACTCATAAAATCAATAGTTGTCAAGTCCTAACAGAGTATGGTATAATTCTGATACTTGATATTAAATTTATTAATAAGAGTATGCTATGCCAAAGAAAAAACCAGAACATTATGTTAATAACAAGGAGTTGCTAGAAGCACTCATTGTTTATCGAACTAAACTTTTAGATGCAAGAGAAAAAGGACTTCCCAAGCCACGTATCAGTAATTATCTTGGAGAGTGTTTTCTAAAAATTGCTACCCACCTTTCATATAAACCAAATTTTGTCAATTATATGTTCAGAGATGATATGATCTCTGATGGTATTGAAAATTGTATTCAGTATATTCACAACTTTGATCCAGAAAAGTCAAAGAACCCTTTTGCTTATTTTACTCAAATCATTCACTACGCTTTTCTCCGTCGTATTCAGAAGGAGAAGAAGCAACTCGAAATCAAAACTAAAATCATCGAACGAACTGGTTTTGATGAGGTTATGATGATTGACGACAGCTTGCTTTCTGGCAGTAGTTCAGACTATAATACGATTAAAGATAACATTCAGTATCGCGGTAGATGAAGGTTGCAATCATAACTGATCAGCATTTTGGTGCCCGTAAAGGGTCTAAGTATTTGCATGATCACTTTAAATTATTTTATGAAAATGTTTTTTTCCCGTATCTGGAAGAGAATAACATTAAAGTTGTTATTGATATGGGAGATACTTTTGATAACCGTAGAAATATTGATCTTTGGTCTTTGGAGTGGGCAAAAGAAAATTACTACAATAAGTTAAGAGATCTTGGCATAACAGTTCATACTATTGTTGGTAATCATACTGCTTATTATAAAAATACAAACACTGTTAATTCGGTTAATCTACTGCTTTCGGAATATAAAAATGTAATCGTTTATTCTGAAGCAACAGAAGTTAAATTGGATAAACTAAAAGTCCTTTTTATTCCCTGGATTAACCAGGAGAATTATGAAAGCACTGTCAAACTTATTAAAGGGGTATCTTGCAAGTGTGCGATGGGGCACCTTGAGCTCAACGGATTTAGAGCTCATCGAGGACACGTCATGGAAGATGGTATGGGATGTGAACTATTTGAGAAGTTTGAACGTGTCTATTCTGGGCACTATCATACTAGATCAGATAATGGAAAAATCTTTTATCTAGGAAATCCTTATGAGATGTTCTGGAATGATG